TTACCAGGAAGCCTCCAGCATGAAAGTAGTCAGTTGGTTGCCGTTCGTCTGGGGGGTATCGTACAAAGTACCGCTGTAGAAGCTGTGATTCAGGTGCACTTCCGCGTTTTGAGATATGTTGTATACGAAGGTCAGGGTGGTTGCGTTGTCGGTTGGATTATCTCCGACGATGCCTGATGCACCCGTTGCACCTCCGCTATTTGCATAACGATAGGCAGCACCTATATGCAGGGTATATTGAATCAGGCTGTACTCGGCACCGATGGTCCAGGCGCTCCGGTCATTGACGCGATACAGGCCGGGATCGGCCGGGCCAGCCGGATTGGTTCCAGTGTTGCCCACGTTGAGGATGTTCGGCTTGGCAGCGCTACCGGCAGGTGCCTGGGCCCAGGTTGCATAAACGCCCAGATCCTTGCCGCGGACCTGGCCGAAAGCCTGAAAATCCAATGCGTAGGCACGCGTGTCGACTGGCACTAGAGTGGGGGTAGCCTGCAAATTCGATGCGTAGTTTGAGCCCTCCCAGAGTTGCGCCCCGATATGCATCGCCCAATCGCCCCTGGTTGCAGTGCTGACGACCGGTGTTGCGGCAATTCGCAGGTAGTTGGAGCGTAGCGTCTGGGCTGCGCCTGAGTGCGCCATGAATGCGGGCGCCCAGAGGCTGAAGTTGATATAACCCATGTCGTTTTGCGCCACGAAAGCCACGCCGGTACTGGCGCCATCAGTGCCCACGTATTGTTGTGCCGAAATTTCCTTGCGGTGTTCCGCCCACCGCACATTGCGCACCGCGCCTGTGCTGGCCTGTTCATAGCCATAACTTGCACCCAGCATCTCAGTCATATAGGGTATCACTGACAGCCTGGTATTGTTTACGGCATACGCGGCAGGCAGCCTGAAACCGGAAACCAATCGGGCGGCAGCAGTATTCCCCTCGAAAAAGAAGCCTGCGTTTTCTGAAATTCGTCCGCCAAAGAACAAGCTGAACTCTTCGGGTACTTGCCATTGGCCGCTGTTGGTGGAGTCTCCAGGAATTAGGTCTGTATCTGCACCGTTGGATTTCTGGTATCGCGCCTTCAACCTCATGGATGCGTTAAGAGTGTTAGGTATCGACAGGCGGTCTCCTTCCACCTTGCCCTGTTGCGGGCCCATCAACGGGTATCCAGCGGCCTTGAAGGCTTGTCCAAAACCGTTCAGGATGGGCACATGTTGCGCATGGCAAGACTGGCAGGTCATGTTGGTCTGGCGTGAAAACGACGGGATAGCAGACGCATCTGGGGCAAATCCGGTTGTTACCATTGCACCCGCCAGAGAGAAAATAAATTTTTTCATTAGTGTATTTATTTGCTCAAAATTATTTAAATTAGAAAAATTGGAGTAGCCCATTAAAGAAGGGCTTATAGATTAACTACCATTGCGATGACAGGACTTTATAGCAGTGCTGAATGGCTGTCAAAAATTTGGTTAGCAATTTTTATAACGATCAAGCGCGCTGGAATTTGTCCCCATAATTTCTATTGAAATACGCATAATGTATAACGCATCAAGCCGCCAGCCCTTTGTTTATGCGGGTTTGCGGTCAACGGGAAATAATTTCCAGCCGCCGAAACTGTTCCGAGTTTTGCTATATTCATGATTTTCCGAGCTCCTGTCAAAGTGTTTATGGAATTCATGCCGCTTTCCGATCCTGCTTAGACTGCCGCTTGATCGACGGCCCACGCGTACCGAACACGTAGGAATAGGGGTAGAACACCTCCCAATAGCCATTTTCAAGCTGGCGGCCATTAAGCCGACCTTCGGCCAGCATCGTGCGCACACGCCGCGAGCTGATGCCCCAATCGCGCGCCACGATCGACACCGACACGACCGAGCGCGCGAAGCCCAGGGGCAGCCCGAGCGATTCCGGTTTCGCACCTGGCGGCGGCAAATGCACCAACTGATTCGGCAAGCGTTTAAATTGGCCGCGCTCCTCGCCGTTGTGCACGAAATCAACTGTACTTTTGTCGTGTTCGTCTTTCATAAAATGCCCCCTATGTGTTGTGGTTGAACTGCAAGCGGTTTTTTCTGCTCTGGATCCTGAGCGGTAAATTTGCGACCAGGAAATGGCAGCACCTTGGAAGTGATTTTCTGAACGACAGGGCGGCTGTACATCTGCCGCCACAATCGAGCCATCGCAAAAACCTGTTCAATGTGCTGAATTTCATTAGCCATAAAGCGGCGACCGTTCGGCGCGTGCAGCGTATCGCCGGTGATCGTCCAGCCGTCCCAAGCCACGCCGGGCAGGGCATAGCCGCGCAGAATTCGCAACATACGGAAAGCCATCCAGGGAATGCGCGCGCCACCTGTTTCCCAGTTCTGGATTGTCCGAGCAGTTACGTCCAATGCCTGGGCAGCTTCACGACGCGTCATTCCAGCTTGCCTGCGCAGATCGCGGAAGTCCTGCGGATCGATCCAGCGGCGGCTCATTGCGCACCGCCTTGCTGGTGAAGCGATACACTGCGCTCGTTAGCCATCATGCACCGCCTTTCACGGCGCGAGGAATGCGCGCATAAACGACCTTGCTCAACACCGCATAAAGAGACCGCTTGACGATTGCGTCAGCCTCAACACCGCGACCGCGCTTGATGTCCTTGCACGTCTGGTCTAAATCGTTTTTTGCCTGGCACCAGGCATTGAGCAATTGCGCCTCGGTCAGCTCAACAACAAAAACCACAGCGGACGCGCTCATGATTGCCCCCGGCCTGCAAACGTTTCGCATGCGAAAACCCGCTCGCCCGCCTGTGCGGTACTCGCGGGCTGCGCTCCGCCCAGGCGGGCGAGCGGCTCAACGAAAGTCAAAAACGGTTTTGCAGGAAGCGCCAGCCCGACCAGCCGCGAGTTTCCTGCAAATGCCGGGAAGCCCGGCAGACAGCCCATGCGGGCTAGTGCCAAAGTCAAAACCTCAGTGCAGCAGCTCCGCAAAGAACTGTTCCGACTATCCCCCAAAACCCCTAAAAGCCGGAACAGTTTCGAGGTTGCGGGCAAAACAGCCTGAAAGCCAATAGGCGCAAGGCTTAGAGACTGTTTTTTTAGAGTCTGGAAAAGGTCGGTTTTGGGTGAAGGTGGAACAGTATCGACCGAAAACGCAAAAAGTCGCGCCTCTGCAAGCCTGTATCCATGCGGGTTTTGGAAGGAAGTCTCACCCATGAGAGTTTGTCCGGGTATTACATACGTACCCGGACTGACGCTCAAGCAGCGCGCCGAGACAGTGCGACCGCTAATCGCAGGTATGTCAAATGCCGAACTGTTCCGCGAACCGTTCCGCTTTGCTACCTCCTGAAATACGCATAATGTATATAAGGGTTTTCTTCTGAGCGCAAAAAAGCTGCGTCATAATTTTGCAAGTGTAAATCGTTTGCCTGGACAGGTTCCGGCGTTGCGATGATCGTCAAACCGAGTGCGCACATTCCTAAAGTTGCTGCGATTCCTCGGCTCTCCAGATACGATTTCCAGAATTCTTTTTTCTTTTCGTTTGTTGCTGTTTGATACTCGATTTCGGCAATTACGTTCATTTCTGGCAATCCTGCAAGGGTGGCGAGTTGTACAGCTTCAGTGTTGCTCGGGTGTTTTTTTCCTTTTCTCCAGCTGCTGACAATACTTCGATCAATGCCTAGCACTTTTGCTAGGGCGTAGTCGCTTGGTAGGTTTGCGCGTGTCTTAGCTTTGTCCATAAGTTCTGCAAGTGTCATTTTTTATTCCTCCTGTGGTGGTAAATAGTACACGTGAAAAAAAGGTTGACAAGTGACGGAAAGGTCACTATGGTTTCGACCGTGACTAATTAGTCACGTTCAATTTAACCACGAAAGGATCAAAACCATGCTTAGTCTGACAGCAACTGTTGTTAACGTTTTCCCAACCTCCGAATTCGTCGATAAAAAAACCGGTGATGTAACTCCAGCTGGTCATAAAGTGCAAATGCAGTACAACGAGCCGGTAAAGGGTGGCGGTGAAAAAATCGTTCTCAAGGACATGAACGTTCGCTTGCACGGTGACGCTTATAAAAAAGTAATTGGCAAACTGGTATCTGTTCCCGTTGGCATCTGGGTAGATACCGAAACCCGCAAGCCAGGTCTTTACATCCCAGACGGCAGCCTTCCTACCGTTTTTAACTCCAAGCAATAACACGTCTTTTGTCGTGATCGGCAAGGTCTTAAAGCAGCCGGAGGGCAAGTCTTACGATTTGCCCCCTCGGCTTTTTCGTCAGGAGCTTAATCCATTTAAGCGGCCTGCCAAAAGCTTTGAATCGTCAATTCAGCGTGCGACACGTTGTACCGCTCATTTTTGGGATAACACCAAAAAGCAAGCGGTAGTCATGGATTTAGGCCCTGTTTGGGTCAATACGCGTAATTTCTATCGAGGTGCGTCCTTGGCGGTTGAATCGGTTTTTGACGATGAACCCGCAAATATCCTTTCGTGGGCTTATGAGGGCGCACCTCAATATGAATTAAGCGGTGCAGGGGAGGGGAGCGGCGGCGCGGCCGACGCCCACCCCCTGCACGGCGGTCAAAATACTCCGGGTCCGTATGTAATACCCGGACAAGTGGCAATGGGTTGCCAAAACACCCCCGGACAGACTCCCACCGATTGGAACAATCAATGTTAATTGACTGGCTGACACTGCGGATAAAGCTCGATGCAAATTTGGGTCAAAACCTGCTTGATCGCATTCTGGATTGCATGGGTTACACGTTCTGTGTTGATGCGGATGGCAAGGAAAAATGGCGCAAGCACGCGCTTGACATCGATAAGCTGCGTTCAGATTCTCAAGGTTTGTACTGGTCGATAACGGCAGACGGCCAAAGCCAGCGATATCTAACGATCGGCGCATCTCCATCGAGCATTGAGAATGAGGGCTTGAATGTTTTCGGTTCCTGCGACATCGAGCATTGCGCAACGGTGTTGATCGAGCATGCCGGAAGGGCTTTGAAATCAATATTGCCGAACTGGAACAATTGGCAGTGTCGCCGGTTGGATATAACTGCTAATTACGATATGGGCAATGCTGCCCAGGTAAAGCAAGCTTTGCGTTTATTGCTTGGCACGGATGCGCCGCGCCGCCGTACCAACAGCGACCGTAAAGGCGGTGACACGGTTTACTGGAATCCTTCCAGCGATTTACAGGCGGGCAAGGCTTACCACAAGGGCGCGCACTTGCGCATGTTGTCCAGGCAAGGAAATTTATTTCTGGATGATGAAACGCTAGAGCTTGCTGATAATTTGCTTCGTTTGGAATTGAAGTTAGGTGCTCGTTGGTTTCGTCGTTATGAAGAAAAAGACGATTGGCACACTTTGACCGAATATGAACTTACTGAAATCCACCATAAATTTTTCTATGCGCTGATTGGTGGCGGCGTGGAGGTATATGACATGGGAACTTTATTGCTGGAACTTGAAAAGGTGTGTCCGACAAAGGGCAGGGCGCTTGCTGCTCATCGTTCTTGGGCATTGATTAAAACAATCGGTTTTAGTCAAGCCAAGGAAAGCATGCCTGGTCGGACGTTTAGGTTGCATTGTGAATATTTGCGTGCTGCTGGACTTTCCAACGCCGATCTTTGCGCCGGTGTTGTGATTCCGTTCCGCCGTCAGCAATTGGTATTGCGTGAGCCGGTTACGTCCTGGACGCAGATCAGGATGGCCGCGTAATAGTTTCGCATGCGAAAAAACAGAATTACGGCATGAGCCGAATCCGCTGCCAGTCGGTTACTGGTGAAAAAGTACAGGAGTATTTGAAATGAAGAAAACTTTCAAGAAAGCCGTTGGTGTTGTTTTGGTTGGTGCAGCTGGTGCTGCAAACGCCGCCGTTCCTGCTGCTGTTGATACAGCAATCGCTACGATGGGTGCTGATGCAACGAGCGTTGCAACTTTGGTACTGGTTGCAATCATCGGCGTGGTGGCGATTAAGTTCATCCGCAAGGGGCTGTAATTTTGCCAGGGCGGCAAAATATCGCCGCCCATTTCTGGGGGTTTAAATGGCTTCAATTCTAAATACAGATATATCGGAACTTGTTAATCATTGGGGCGAGCGCGTAGCTTTTAACGAAGGCTATCAGAAGCAAAAAATTGCGGAAGCTACGCAGGCTGGGCGTGATGCTTTTCAATTAGGTCTTGATCGTGGTCAGGGGCGGGATCTGTATTTCGAAATGCAGGCTAACAAGAGAGAGGATGTCCAGGCGTTTTTATCTTCTGATTCTGCTGCAGGGGGTGTTGATGTTGATTATTCGTCTGTGGTTGATCAGTTTGGTAATGAGGATGAAATTAATGACGCAGCTTTTCAGGAGGAAGTTGAAGCGATAGAAACGCTTGGCATGGAAAGTGTTGTTGCTGATGAATCCTTAGATGTAGATTATTGGGCTGATGTTTCTGGTCTTAACGATTACGAGTCGCAATTGTAATGGCTCTCACCGGCTTTCTTGTTAATACTGGTTCTTCCTGGACTTGTGCCGATGGTCCAGCCAATGCAATTTTGGCACTAGGGGCAAGATTTCCTTACGTGGCCGGTAGTCAGCCTGTTTTATGTAGTATCGATTCTTCCGTTTTTACTGCGCCCAATATGTTCACCAATACGATTACTTGCCATAACTTGACGGGCAATCAGTTTTGGACTTTATCCCATGATTTAACGCTCATGGTCTGTGATCCGGCTGTGTCGGATGCTTCCAATGCGGCGATGTTCAGCGATGGCATGCAAATGGGATGGGGCGTAGTCGGCGCAATGATGGCGGCTTTGTCTGTGATCTTCATTCGGCATAGTTTTTTCAGATGATGGTTGATTGGTTATATCTGTTGTTCGGGTTTCTCACGGTTGTCTTGCCGTGTGCCTTGATTATATTTTCCGCGATGCCGCGTCATTGATGGCACAGTTCAAATGCACTTGCGGGGAATATTTGGTTTTGCCTGTAAAAGGTTTTGTTGTTTGCTGGTTTTGTCGGAATGAATATTCCCGGAGCGCTTTAGTGTCGCCGGTTGCTTATGAACCACAACAATCAAGGCCGGTGATCAAGTCAGAAACGAACCCTTTTATTTTTAGGGCTTATTCGGGAAAAAGTAGTCATTGATATGAAAAAAATTGCAATAAATTTTGTGATGGTTCTATTGTTTTCGTTCGGGCTGAGTGTATCCGCTTTGGCGGATGTTTTAGTTTTTTCGTGTAATTGGAAATACGTGGGTGGCAGTTGGGGTAGTTGCGGGTCAGGTCCAATTATTGGTTATCCAATTGAGGATGCGATGGTTGGTGTTGAAGACATGATTAATCAGTCGGTGTATTGGAGTGCCGCGCATTTGGATATGCCAGTTTTGTTTTCTACTTCTGTTTATCAGTCAACTGGCACATTTGATGATAATGGATATGTGCGAGATATTTTTGTTCAATTCGGAGTTACTGGAAGTTGTGATGCGCCGGAAGTTTTGCAGCCGAGTGGCATATGTTTGGCCCCGTGTCCAGTAGGGCAACATCATGAAAATTTGGTTTGTGTTCCCGATCCAGCTAATCCGATAGGTCAGGCTGCGTATGATGCGGCGATAGCTGACGGTTACACACAAGCTGCGGCGGAGTCTGCGCGCGATGCTGCACTTGCTGCGAATGCGGCGGGGCGGTCTGATGAGATTGCTCTATCTGTTGGTCATTTGGCGGCGACTATTATTCAAGCGGGCGGTACGCCGGCGCAGGCGGCGGCTGATGCGTTCACTGCTGGAACACCTAGCTATTACGCGGGTAGTATTCCGTCTGGTGGTGATCCTGCGGCAGCGTGTACTGCATTTGCTGCTGGTGCTGGCCAGATCGGCACCTGGGATGCTGTTTTGCAGCGTTGCAATCTTTCCGGGGGGCAGATTCTTCCTTTAGAACTGATCGCGCCTGTTGAGCTTGACCAGGTAGATCAGGCTCCCCCTGAATCAGAACCTTTGTATATTGCAATTGCTGGTGCTGGAGCTTATCAAGTAGCAACTGATTTAGGATTAGTGACAATCAGTGCGCAATACGCGGCGTTTTTGGCGGAGCAAGCTGCGCGCGAGGGTGCGACTCCTTTGTTTGGTCAGCAGATTACTCAATCGGCTATTGATGCAATGATTGCGCACAATACGGAAACGTTGGCTGCGCAACAAGCGGCGGGATTGGCCGCGTATGAAGCGGCTAAAACAGGGGCTTCCATATCTGTGCAACAAGCGGCGGCGACTGCTGCGTCAAATGTTATTTTATCAGGCGGTAGTGTTGCACAAGCCCAGGCGGCGGGGGTAACAGCAACAAGTTATGTTCAAGCAGGCGGTACAGTGAGCGGGGCTGTGAGTGCTGCGGGAAGTACTGGGACGTCGACGGGTGGCGCGACCGAAAGTACGCTTAAAGGCATTTCTGATATGTTGGGCAAGTCAGATTTCGGCAGCGTGAGCCCGGTTGTTGTCGGCTCAAATAGTATCAATGTTGCGATTGAACCATTTGCGGTCGGGTCTGCTGGTTCGTGTCCTGTGCCTTCCTTAATGGTTCTTCATGGTGAGAGTCATTATTTTGACTGGACAACGTACTGCAACTTTGCCGATGGTATCAGGCCGATATTGTTAGCGTTTGCCTGGTTGTCTGCTGCCGGCCTTTTAATCGGTGGCTTTAAAGCGGGGTAATTATGTTTTCTCTGTTTGGTGCTTTTCTGGCGGCTTCGATTGGGCCGATTGTTACTCGTGTTCTTCTGGCGTTGGGGCTTGGCACAGTCACTTATGTCGGCTTGCAGGCGGCATTCGATTCGGCGCGTAATTTGGTAATCTCGAATTATGGTCAGATGCACGGTGCGGCGATGCAGCTTGCCGATCTCGCGGGAGTGGGTCAAACAATCGGGATTTTATTGGGGGCGATGGCTGCGCGCATTGGCATGGTGGCACTTTCAAAAATTGGCAGGGTGCTGTAATGCCGATAACGTTAATCACTGGTGTGCCCGGTACGGGTAAAACAGCATTTATTGTTTCTGAGCTTGAAAAGATTGCGGCTACCGGCCGCATTATTTTTGTCGACAACATTGTTGATTTGAAGATTGAGCATTATCGCGCCGGCAAAATAACAGAGTGGCAAAAAGGGACCTGGTTACACATTGATCAATATAAGTGTACGGCTCAATCGTTGGTGATGGGTGGTACAAATGGAAGGTCTTTCGAGAATTGTTCCGAACAAGATCAAGAGGAGAATGATGGCAATGGCAACGAAAACTGGATTCCTAATCCTGAAGTGGTTATGGATAAGGATGAGGTGTTGCATCGTCTGGTATTTGATGAGCATGGCCAGGTGGCAGGGTCGGTTCCTTATGAGTCGCACAAAGGGGCGCTGTTGGTGATCGATGAGGCGCAGCGGCATTTCCGTCCGCGGCCTGCCGGCTCGGCGGTTCCTGATCATGTTGCGGCGTTGGAAGTTCACCGGCATCAAGGTCTCGATATTTGGCTGGTTAGTCAGCGTCCTGGCTTGGTTGATTCGAACGTTCGCGCGCTTTGCGGTAAACATATTGCGTTGCGTGATACGCCTTTTGGTCGTTACAAATATGAGTGGCCGGAAGTGGGCGACATTGAGAGCAAAACGAGCCGGGATACTGCGGCTAAATCGCGCTACAAATTGCCCAGGCATATCTTTGGGCTCTACAAGTCTGCGGATGTACACACTAAGCACAAGCACAGCTTGCCGATGGCTGCAAAGGTGCTTATGGTTGTATTGCCGCTGGGCGTATTTTTAACCTGGTCTAGCTATAAAAACATTACGGGCAAAATTAATCCGCAGCAAGTTCAGGCAGAAAAAGCGGTGACTGGCAAAGCGGTGCAGGTTGGTGTTACCGATCAGGCTGCGCATGTGCCGGATGTGGTGCAGGCCTGGCGTGTTGTCGGCTGGTTTTTTGATGATTATGTCCTAATGGTTAGCCTTGAAGGGGAGGGCGGCCAGTTACGATATTTGCGCAATCCGCATAATTTTAGAATCATGGGTCGTGATTTATCTGTTTCACTTCCAGAGGGTGGCACGGCGACATCGTTTAGCGGAAATTTCCACAAACAGAATCGAGGGTATAGAAAATGATGCGGTCAATCTGTCTGCTTTTTGTCCTGGCATCGACGGGTGCTTTTGCTGCGGACTACACGGTCTCTCTGGACAACGTGCGCTTTTCCGATCTGGCGCGGGTGGTTTATGGCGATATCCTCAAAAAAAATTATACGCTGGACACTGATTTAATCGATGCGCCAGAAGCGGTGTCAGTGAGCTGGAAACATCTTAAAAAGGGCCAGATTCAAGGGCTAATGGATGAGCTAAGCGGCAATCGTGGCTTTGAGATTTCCGAACGTCACGGCGTGGTATTTATTCAAAGCAAGGAAATAAAGTCAGATGAGGAAATTTTGATTTATTTGCCAAAGTATCGTTCTCCGCGCTATCTGTCCGACATCGTGGTTCATGTGACCGATGCGCGCCCGATCGTCAAGCGTGAGTTTCAGAGATTTGTTTCACAGCCACAAGATCAGGGGGCGGAGGGTCAAAATCCTGCGCCGGTGCCACGTTCAAAACCTGTACAGGCAATGCCCGATAGTGACCAGGTTGTTCTTTCGGTAAAAACCAAAGATGTGCTTAAGGTAACTAAGCTTTTGGGCGATTTGGACACGGCACAAGGGGAAGTGGTGCTTAAGGCGGCGGTTTATGAGGTTGGTATCAAGCAGGGTGAGGGTGGCGCCTTAAAGGTGGCTTCCCGGTTGTTGAATGGCTCTGTCAACGTCAATGCTTCCATCGGCGGGGCTATCGTCGGGAGCAATACGCTCGGTTATGTAAACGGCGGTCTGGATGTGGTGCTGTCGTTGCTTGACCAGGATTCGCGTTTTAAGACAATATCAAGGCCGATGGTGCGTGTCAGATCGGGAGCGCAGGCGCGTTTCTCGGTGGGCCAGGATGTGCCGGTGCTTGGCCAGGCTACACTTGACAAAAACGGCAATCCTGTGCAGTCCGTGGATTATCGGCAATCCGGCGTGATTTTGATGGTTACGCCGGAAGTTCGCGATAGCGTCATCGATCTGGACATTTCGCAGGAGCTGTCAAGCTTCATTTCTACCACGACCGGCGTTAACAATTCTCCTACGCTGTTAAAGCGTACTGTTAATTCCAAGCTGTCGATCAAGCCGGGTGAGGTGGTTATATTTGCCGGGCTGAATGAATCGAAAACTGATCAGACGCAAAGCCGTTTTTTTGGTTTTGAAATTGGCAATCAGTCGAATCAGGGCGATACTGAAATTCTGGTTTTTGTCGAAGCAGAACGCATTTGA